ACATTAAAGCCATGCTCACCAAGATATTTGCGAAATAAATCTTTCGTTGACAGAATTCTGACGGATTCATAAGGGCTTGTTGGCAGGCCTAATTTCTCACTGGCGTATGCTGCTGGAATTGCGGCCACATCCGAGGCATAAGCCACTATTCCATCCACTTTCAACTCTCTAGCCAATTCTAACACAGCATCTTTATCTGTCGTACTGACATTATGATATTCATGAGCAAACTTATGTCCAGGATTATTAGGTAGATAATCACAAGTAATGACATAATAGCCTAACTTAACAGCCTCTTTGATGGCGTAAGTCTGATACATCGACCCGCCTAACATTAAAACTCTTTTCATACTAAAGACTATTAGCGAATTCTGTTATTCTTTTAATACCTTCTTGAATCTTGTCAACATTTAAAGTGAAGGCAATACGGATATAATGGTCACAACTCTGACCGTAAGTGACACCAGGAACGGCAGCAACATGAGCATTGCGCAAAAGTGCATAACAAAAGTCAATAGAGTTCATACCAGTCTTGGATATGTCCACCATCATATAGAAAGTGGCTTCGGGTGCCTTCACGCTGAACTTTTCAATCTTGCTCAGTCCCTCGAAGAGTATATTCCGACGTTCCGTGAATATATCTACCATGTTCTTAGAATAATCTTCCTCTCCACTTAAAGCCTTGATGGCTGCATACTGGGATGGCAGAGGGGCACAGGCGCACACATTCTCCTGCAGTTTAATCATGGCTGCAATAATCTCCTCTGGAGCCAAAACGTAGCCGATGCGATAGCCTGTCATGCAAAACTCCTTGGAGAGAGAGTTGATGAGAATGGTTCTCTCGCGCATACCCTCTATGGCAACGATGCTCTTGAAGGGTACATTGTCATAAATCAGGCACTTATATACTTCATCGGAGATAACCACCAAATCATGTTTCTTTGCCAAATCCGCTATGCCCGCTATTTTGTCCTGAGGGATAATGCGGCCTGAAGGATTGGAAGGTGTGTTGATCATGATGGCACGAGTCTTAGGCGTGATTGCCTTTTCGATGTCTTCCACATCAAAGCTCAGGTCTGTGCGATTAGGATTATCCACTATTACAGGTACTGCATGACACATGCGTACCATTTGAGTGTAATTCACGTAATATGGCGCCGGGATAATGACTTCATCACCAGGATTAAGCATGGAGATCAGTGCCAGATATAAGCCTTCCATGGCACCTACAGTTACCATTATTTCATTTTCAGGATTATATTTGAAACCTTCTTTCCGCTCATAATACTTGCTAATGGTTTGGCGCAAATCCAAAAGTCCTGCATTTTGAGAATAACGGGTTTTTCCTTGTTGGATGGCTTCACAAGCAGCGTCTTTGATGGCTTGATGAGTCTGTACGTCAGGATCGCCTAATGTGAAATCTATCACATCATCGTATTTCTTTGCTTCGTTGAAAAGGCTGCGAACCAGTGAAAGATGAATACTATCCGCAACAATTGATGTTTTAATCATAAAAACCGCTTTAATAACTTTTTAATTCTGTAATAAAAACCTTTATAAGGGGCACAAAACGAAACGTATATGAGGGTTGGAGGGTTGTAGAGGCCTGAAAACCCTTTATTTATTGGGAGTTTGGGAGGTTTGGGGTGTGAGGGGTGCACAAAACGAAACGTTTACATTGGTTTACATCTGGTTTACATTTGAGGGTATTTGAGAGGCTAAAGGAGTGCGGGAAGTTTACATCGGGTTGCAGAAGGTTACAGTGGCTGGAATTTTCTTTCGGGTGTTTCAAATAATTTATTATTTAAAAACCTTGCATATAATGATTATTTAGTAACTTTGCAGGCAAATATAACGGTTTAAGGTATGGCAAAAGTGGTACACGTACATCTGACTGGGAAGCGGAAAGACTACTACTTCAGTAGCATTTCGGCTGTGTTTACGGTTTTGGGACGTGAGGACATCGGAGTGAGCAAGCACTGGCTGCTGAATGCGGGGCTTGGGAAAGGGCATGTGGTGCACAACGAAAAGGCTGTAATAAAGGCCTCTACGCTGATTTCATGCCACCGGAAGGCAGGAGATCAGAACGGCGATTAAAGGGGCTTAGAAGGGCGTTTCCAGACCTTCAAAACGTGGCGGCCATGGCTGGTATCAGAAAGGGGCTTTCGAGCCTCTTTTTTTTGTGGCGAAAAATGGTGTTTTTGAGCAGTGGGCGGACAACTGGGTGGACAAAGTGGGCGGACAAAAAATGAAAAGTGGGCGGACAAACTACCCCGAAAAACTGTGTTAAACGGGGGGGGGATATCCATATAATAAACGTTAAACAGAGTGGAAAACGGCCTTTTGCCCTCCCCCATAAGACAGCGGTTTTTTGATTTCCACCTTATTATATACGCGCGCTGGCGAGCATTTTAACACTTTTAGAGGGGGGGGTAAGGGTACGATAGGGTGGCCATAGGGTGGACGGGAGGGGTACGTCTCGATGGGTTGCGATGGCATCGCAACATACATAACAATGAGAAAGATGTAGTGTGGCCTACAGGCCTTTGCCGTGGCAATTCTTGAACTTCTTTCCGGATCCACAAGGACAGGGGTCGTTTCGTCCTGGTGTCTTCTGGGCAATTAACGGTGTGTGAGCGGCCTTTGCCTTTTGATTGTCTTGTTTAACGTAATCGATAGTTTCAGTGGATGGTACTCTAAATGAGAATATTGTCCTGCCGTCTACGTTAGTTATAGAAAAGTCGCCTAAAGTAATAATGTCCATGCCAATCAGCACGTCAAATCCGTTAAGCACCGCTTCAGATACCATAACCATAGGTATCTGTACGTGATTAGGCAAACCAATATTCACGACATAGGTCTTAGCCAAGGTGAGTCCAGCCGCAGTGAAAGACTGGGCGACTCCAACCTGTTTCAATCCCAGTTTCTCTGCCAGATTCTTGGAAATGCATGAACTTGAAGCCCCTGTATCCCACAAGCATTGACAATTGACCCCCTTGATGGTTTTCAATTGTGCGGGGGGCATTGCTTCTGGTCGATGTGGTGGAAATACGGTACACGGAGTCTTAAGCTCCTTCTGCCTTCCATTTTTAGAAGTCGCTGTAAATGACATTGACATATTCATGTGAAACTAACTCTTGAGTGAAACACCTGCTTATATGCCCATTCATCCTTTCCGCAAAGTTGCAACAGGTAGGTTCCTGGCTCCAGTTTCTTTTCGGCTGCCATATCCATTGCATCTGCAATGTTGTCAGCAGCGGCAAGAACTTCCTTATCTTTAATAATAAGGTACTTATCTGGATAGATTTCGTATAGTTCACGCTGATGCTCTTTGAAATAAGCAAATTCTTCTTCTATCATAATTGTGTCACTCTAAATATTGTTTGCCGGTGCAAAATTAATGGTTTTAATTGGAATCTGAAAATATGGTGCGTTAAAAGAACTTGGCGATGGAGCCCAGGACTTCGAAGATGCGGAGGATGCGGGAGACGGGAAACTCCTGGTCGTCGAAATCGGGATTGATGGGGACGTAGCGCATGACATCCGACGTGGTTCCTTTGCGCAGGATCTTGATGGTGCGGAAGGAGTCGAGTACAACGGCGTAGATTTCTCCGTACTGTATGTCCTGGACGGTGCACTCATGGAGGGCAATGATATCGCCGTGGCATATCTTTGGCTCCATGGAGTGTCCTGTGACGTTGCACCAGAGTGATGCTTTCTCGAATCCCGGCACAACGATGTTGCAAGCCGGTACCGCCGTCTGGGAATTGAAAATCTCATCAAATCCCCCGATGAAATCTACATCGTAAAATGGGGATCCAATTGACGGATCGAAACTTATTGAGGAAGAAATTTCACTTGGAACTGAATTTTTCTCGGTTTTTATTTGGTTAATCTCTCCCTCCCCCGTCAATAACCATTTGGGAGAAACATCGTATGTTCTCACGATTTTTTCTAAAACGTCAGCCTTTGGAACAACACCTTTGATGTATCCGCGTATATTCCCTTCACTAACACCGAGTTTGTCAGCAAATACTGTATTCTTCCCTTCACCGAAAAGTTTGACACAAACAGCCATTCTTTCGTGTATTGTCGCGATATTTTCGTTATTTTTTGCCATATATCGTAATTTTTCTCGATTTTTATTTGGATGTTTCGTGAGAAATCACTATCTTTGCAGCGCGTTCAGTTAGTGAACGGGTACAAAGGTAGGTAAAAAAAGCGAGATGTGCAAGTGATACATCATTAAATATAAGATAAAATCAAAAGCGTATGAATAAAAGAATTGTGATGGACCGCGGCGGTGTGGTGAAATTGGCAGACGCGATGAACTGCACCCGCGAAATGGTAAGCAAGGCGCTGAACTTCAAGAAGGATACTGCCCTTGCACGTAAGATCCGGCATGTTGCGAAGTCGCAGTATGGCGGAATGGAGATAGGTAAGTAAGTGTCGCTATGGCATAGCGGCATACGTGTAACATTAAAAAAGATACGGTCATGAAGAGGATGTTGAATGAATCGGCGAAGACGGCCATCGCCCTTGTGCTTGGTCTGGTATGTCTTTGGTTTGTGCTGAGTTTTGCCTGGAGCCTGGACGACATGTCCTTTGCGGAGTGTGTGTTCGGAGCGGTGTATGTATTGTCGGTTGTTCCTCTTTATGAGGGGATCAAGCGGCTGTTAGGGCTGCGATAGAATCGCGATGAAGAGACGTGACATATAGATAAGCTTATGTTGGAATATTACGGCAAAGTGGCTTGTGTGGGTTATGACGACCTGGTAGGCTCGGGAATCATGACTGCCGGCAATCTGCAGAAGATGGCCCAGCGCGGGCGTCTGGAGATTGTACGGAGGGGTGGCGGTTCGTCGAAGAACTATGCGCTCATTGCCGTTGACTCCCTTCCCGAGAAGTATAAGGCTGAGGTGAAGAAGATGTATCCTGAGGGCAACCGTACTCGTCTGACGGAGTGGGTGAAGAAGAACTATGAGCGCGACGCTGATGCCTATTCGTTTTTCTTCGACCCGAAGAACACGGGTGTTTCCCTTCCTGCCGAGAAGGTGAAGGAGTACACGATCAACGCGAGTGTGCTGAACTGCTGCATCCGTCTGTACAACCGTGCCTCGGTGTGCCAGCGGATGTTCGGCAACCGTTACAACTGGGAAGAGATGGCTGCTGTCATCGACTGTCTTCGTGACCTTTACGGCCACACGCTTCCTTCCTCGACGATGCGTTTCAGGAAGAAGGTAGCCGAGTATAAGCGTGACGGCTACGCCAGTCTGATCAGCGGCAAGTTCGGCAACCAGAGTGCCCGGAAGGTTGACCACAAGACGGAACGTCTGATCCTGGGCATTGCCGTATTGCCCAACAAGCCTTTCAACACGACGGTAGCTGAGATGTACAACCAGTTTGTGTGCGGTGAGCTGGACGTCTATGACCCTGAGACCGGCGAGATGTTCAACCCGGATGACTTCACGGACAAGACCGGTGACCCGCTGGTACTGAGCGAGACGACGATCAACAACTATCTGAACATGCCTAAGAACCGTGTTCTTGTAGACCATCTGCAGATGTCGTGGACAACCTACATGCACGAGGTGATGCCTCACGTGCACAGGCATGCCCCTGAATTCTCCTTCTCGAAGATATCTTTTGACGACCGTGACCTTCCGCGTAAGCTGAAGGACACGAAGCTGCGTCCGAAGGCCTACTACGCCTACGACGTGGCGAGCCAGTGCGTGGTGGGATATGCTTACAACCGTAACAAGAACACTGACCTGGTGACAGACTGTTTCCGTTCTCTGTTCCGTCTGATCGAGAAGAACGGCTGGGGCTGCCCGGCACAGGTGGAGGTTGAGAACCACCTGATGTCGCAGTGGCGGGACTCGTTCCTGAAGGCCGGTGTGATGTTCCCGTTCGTGAGGTTCTGTGCCCCTCAGAACTCTCAGGAGAAATATGCCGAGCAGATGAACGGCGCGAAGAAACGCAGCGTGGAGCACCGGAACCACCTTGGCATCGGCAGGTTCTATGCCAGGGACCGCCACTACCGTACGGAGTCGAAAAAGATTTTCGACGAAAGGAACGACACCTACGAGGACCAGGAGTACTACACCTGGGAGCAGCTGATAGCCGAGGACATGGCCGACATCGAGCAGTTCAACAACACGCTTCACCCGAACCAGAAGAAATACAAGGGTCTGACTCGCTGGCAGGTGCTGGTGCAGAACATGAACCCGACGCTTCAGCCTCTTGACCGTGCGCTGTGGGCAAGGTATATCGGCGATCATGTGAGTACGACCGTCCGCAGGAACTCTTACTGCCGTGTTAACGGCCGTGACTGGTGGCTGAGCCGTACGGAGGTGATTGAGAAGCTGGACCCCAACAACGTGAAGGTGGACGCCTACTACCTGACAGACGACCAGGGCGAGGCTGTGGATGTTTGGATCTACCAGAACGACCTGCTGATAGACAAGCTGCAGGACGTGGGTACGTTCAACACTGCTGACGCGGAGCAGACGGATGAAGACCGCGAGATCTTCACTGAGCAGCAGAAGAAGATAGCCCACTTCGGTAAGTATGTGAAGGAGAATGCCATAGCGAGAGTGGGTGTAATGGAGAAGAGCAGCGGCGGAACCGCTGCCTACGGAGAAGCGGTGACGGAGATACCAGAGATGCCGGACTATCCGGAGGAGAGCTGGCAATTCAAGGATGAGACAGATGCGATTAACGATATATAGGTATCCGACCTGAGGCCCTGAGAAGAGACATAGAAGCCTCGCATGCCCGGGCCGTGGGATGGTGGAAGCGGTAACGCCCCACATGGAATTAAATGCTTAGGCATCCCGGTCAGCAGTTAACACCGGAACCTGCACGGCCCCATTTTTCAAACGACCTTTAAATACAGTTACAATGGAGATTACAAGCATTATTAAGAAGCGGATTCTGGCAGCTATGGATGCCAACCGCGTGAACTATCCGAGCGATGCGAAGCACGCCCAGAGCCTTGGCATCAGTTCGGCTGTGTACTCACAGTTGAAGCAGGGGCAGACCGAGCGTGTGCTGAGCGAGGCCAACTGGATATCGATGGCCCGCCGGCTTGGTGTTGAACTCCGTGCTGGTATGGAGTGGAAGGCAGCCAAGACTGCCACGTTCAAGTACGTCTGGGCCCAGCTGGATGCCTGTCAGCACGGCAGCCTGAGCGCCATCATGTGCGACATGCCCAATATCGGTAAGACCTTCACGGCCCGTGAGTACGTGAAGAGCCATAAGAATGCGGTCTACGTGGACTGCAGCCAGGTGAAGACGAAGCGTGCACTGGTGCGTAAGATTGCCCGTGAGTTCGGCGTGGGTTCGAACGGCAAGTTTTCCGACATCTACGATGACCTCGTGTTCTACATCCGCACCGTTGAGACCCCCATCGTCGTGCTGGATGAAGCCGGTGACCTGCAGTATGAAGCCTTCCTGGAGCTGAAGGCGCTCTGGAATGCCACCGAAAGGTGCTGTGCCTGGTACATGATGGGTGCCGACGGTCTGAAGGCCAAGATCCAGCGTAGCGTGGAAGGCGAGAAGGTGGGCTATGCCGAGATGCTGAGCCGCTACGGCGACAGGTTCTGCAAGGTGACCCCTGACGACGGCAAGGAGCGCCAGGCGTTCCTGTTAGAGCAGGCCCGCGTGGTGGCCGAGGCCAATGCCCCTGCCGGAGTGGATGCCGCTGCTCTTGCCCGTAAGACCGGCGGAGCGCTAAGGCGCGTCTATACGGAGATAGAGAAGGTGAATGCTGTCAATGGTCGCGACAGAGTCGCAACATGCTGAGAAGGAGATATGGCGAAGAGAGCATATACCATAGACAACATCGAGGCGATGAGGTATGAGCGTCTGAACTGGGATGACTGGTGGGCCGTACCGTTCGGCAATCCTGCCGTGAACAGTTCGTGGTTCATCCTCGGTCCGTCGGCGAGCGGCAAGAGCAGTTTCGTCATGCAGCTAGGCCGCGAGCTATGCCGTAAGGGCAAGGTGTTGTATGTGAGCTATGAGGAAGGTGTCAGGATGGAGTTCCAGCGCCGTCTGAAGTATCTTCACATGGACACGGTGAAGACCCGTTTCTCGGTTGTCACCGACGACACGCTGGAGGAACTGACCGAGCGTCTGAGCCGTCCCCGTTCGGCACGGTTCGTCATCATCGACTCCTTCCAGTACAGCGGCTGGAGCTACGAGCAGGCGAAGGGTCTTGTGGACCTTTTCCCGAAGAAAGGCTTCATCTTCGTGAGCCAGGAGTATAAAGGCCAGCCTTTGGGCAAGGCCGCCATCAGGCTCCGCTACATGGCAGACATGAAGATCCGCGTGGCAGGCTACAAGGCCTACTGTCAGGGCCGTGCCACTGGAGAGCCCGGTGCCTACTACCGTGTGTGGGAGGAAGGAATCATCAAGACATCAAACAACTATTAACCCGTTGCGATGCAATCGCAACTAAAGAGACGGTACTTTTTTAACGATTACAGAGATATGAGCAAGAACAGACAAGTGATTACGGTGAGTCCCCCATTGTTTCTGAAGGAGACGGGGAGGAAGGAACAGATGCGCAGTGCGGGGCATGTGTGCTCGCACTGCCACGGTAACGGATGGTTCTGGCGTCAGCCGGACGGTGAGAAGGATTCGGTGAAGGAAGCGTGTCCCATCTGCGGCGGGAGCGGCAGGCTGGACGCGGTGATCACCATCGAGTGGTGTCCCTCGGAAGAAAGGAGGAAGGTATGACACGGGCAGATATCATCAAGGAGATGGGCCCAGCGCTGGTATCGGTTACCGATACCGGTCATGTGGTGGACGTGATCCTGCGTGAGCGCCGTTTCCAGGCTAGCAAGCGCCGTTTCAAGCAATCAGAGCGGTATGACGGTATTCTCAAACGGATCAGAAAGCATCAGCAGTATGCAGAACTACGGTAGATTCTATGCGATTTTCAACCGGCTGCCCTACCACGGCGACCGTGAGGAACTGAAGCGCGACCTTGTGCTCCAGGCCACCGGCGGGCGTACAGACAGCCTGCGCGAAGTGAGCCGACAGGAGTATGACGATCTCTGCACTTCCATGGAGCGGATGCTTCCCGGCGGGCGTGGCAGAGAGGCAGCCCGTGAGGAACTGAGGCGTCAGCGCAGCATTGCCCTTCACCAGATGCAGAAGATGGGCGTTGACACCACAGACTGGAACCGTATCAATGCCCTCTGCCAGGACATGCGCATAGCGGGCAAGCCATTCGGCCGTCTGAGTGGCGAGGAACTGGGCGAGATGACCGTCCGGCTGCGTGCGATAGCACGTAAAGGCGGTTTCAGGAACCTTGACGAACCCGTAGAGAAAGCGAGAATTATCGATATCAATCATTCATAAAACCTAAAGAAAATGGAAGCAAACGAGAGAACTGAAAACCGGCTGGCGACTTCCGGACTGGTGGGCAAGACCATCGTGAAGTGTAACGGTCAGCGTTGCGACACGTGCGGGAACGAAAGTTTCGACTGTCAGAAACTGATATGCAGCGGCGGTCATGTGTGCGTGTGGCAGTGAGTAATGTTTAACAATAATCATATAATTATGGGAAAGATTAATTTGAACGAACTGACCGCCGACGAGAAGGCGGCCATGCTGGCAGAACTTCAGGCAGAAGCCAGCAATGACAGGATCCAGAAGCGCGAGGCCTACGAGGCGCTGCGCTCACAGTTTATCCACGAAGTGCAGGAGAAGGTGACGCTGCTCGTTGCAGACGTGAAGGGTTTCCACTCCTGGATAGAACGAGAGACCAAGGCCTTCAGCGAGACCATGAAGGAGTACGGCCAGGTGAAGAGTGCCGACCAGCTGAACTTCACGATCAGCGACGGCAACTTCAAGCTGGAGGTGAAGGCCTGCAAGGTGAAAGCCTTCGACGAGCGTGCGGACCTTGCCGCCGAGCGTCTGATAGACTATCTGAAGCGCTACATGCAGCAGAGCGAGAAGGGTTCTGACGACCCGATGTACCAGATGGCGATGACGCTGCTGGAGCGTAACAAGATGGGTGACCTGGACTACAAGAGCATCAGCAAACTGTATGAACTGGAAGACAAGTTCGATCAGGAGTATGCGGACATCATGACGCTGTTCAAGGAGAGCAACCAGGTTCAGAAGACCGCTGTGAACTACTATTTCAGTGAGCGTGGCGAGGATGGAATCTGGCGCAGAGTGGAACCCAGTTTTTGCAGGATGTAGCTATGATCAAGAAACTGAAGAAGTCTCCCAAAGTGGCCGTCTGCCTGCGTTGTGGCGGGCACGGCCGCATCCTTGGCAAGGACGGCAGCCAGCAGGTGTGTCCTCAGTGCGAGGGCAGTGGCCGTTGTGTGGTGAGTTGCGAGATGCTCCTGAACATCGAGCCATTCAAGCCATACAGCAGTAAATGATGGTCGCGACTGAGTCGCGACATACGGTAAAAGAATTAAATCCGGATGAAGAAGCGCAAAGGAAAGAGTTATGCGAAACGAGTAGCGGACATCAATCAGATCTATGACGCCTGGGTGAAGACGGGTCTTCCGAACCGTGAGATCTGGAAGCGTTACATCTATCCCCAGTTTGGTGTCTCGGAGCGCACTTTCTACAATCTGCTGAAGGCTTCTGCCAATCCTCATTACGAGGGTCGCCAGGAACTTTCGGCAGAAGGCTTTTTATTTCCTGAACTATTGCTGAGTGAAGATGAGCTTAGAAATCCAGACTATTATAAGAAGAATCCTTGAGGATATCCGCGTGGATCTGTCGGATGAGTTTGACCAGAACTTCGAGCGTCAGGCTTTTTTCAGTGATGCGTGGAGCCGCAGGAAGAGTCCGGTGCGTCCCGGCGGTCATATCCTTGTGGACACCGGGCGTCTGAGACGTAGTATCCAGAGCCGTGTCGATGATAGCAGCATCACGTTCTTCTCGACGGAGCCGTATGCCTCAATCCATAACGAAGGCGGCGAGATTGTGGTGACGGAAAAGATGAAAAAATACTTCTGGTGGAAGTACTACAGTGCCCAAGGCAGTTTCGGCCGGAAGAAGGACGGCAGCCGCAGGAATGACAAGCGTACCGTTCAGCTGAGCACGGAGGCGGAGTTCTGGAAGCTGATGGCACTGAAGAAAGCCGGCACGACGATCAGGATTCCGAGGCGCAGGTTTCTGGGTGCGAGTCCGGAGGTGGAGCGACTGGTACGGAGTATCATTGAGGAGAATCTGGAGGATTATCTTGGTGAGGCGATTAGGATTGAGATAGAATCTCAAAATAAATGACGTTACATGGGCTGCGACTGAGTCGCAGCATACCAAAGATACAGGCAATGAGAAAAGAGTTATATTTAGCATTGGGCGGTGCGCTGAAGGAAGTAGGCGACGGAGCCATCAAGTATGTGGATCTATGGAACCACAACGTGGAGTTTATCGAACAGGAAGAGGCTTGGGAGCGTCCTGCGGTATTCATTGAATTCGGACGTATTAACTGGGACGTGCTGATGGGCGGATGCGAGTGGCGCGGCAAGTGTGAGGTTCGCCTTCATGTGGTGACGGACTGGAAGGGCGGTTCGAACTATGACAGTGAGAGCGTTGAAGAGAGCCTGGAGGTGTTTGACCTTCTGAAAGACATTCAGGCCGCTGTGACAGGTCTGAGCGGTGAGACGTTCTGCAACCTTCGCTTCATAGCGAGCGATACGAACCACAACCATGAGGACATCGTGGAGAACATTGAGGTTTATGGCGTGACGTGTATCCGAAAGTTGGAATAATACTGTTTTCTTTAATATATTTTCTTGAATTCTATCATGCATAGTTTTTTGAATTTTAAATCCAGAAGTATGATTATGTGAGCAGCCGTGAGGTTGTGAGCATAAGGAAAGACGCCGGCTTGTGATGAGTCGGCGTCTTTTTTTGATGGGATTAATGGGAGTGATGGGATTTATGGGGTTGATGGGGAATTTTTTTGTGATTTTGTTTGGAGGTTTGGGAATTTTTTGTATCTTTGCAACGAGGATTCCGTAGTTAATGACTGCCGATTCCTCGCCAGCGGGGGCTAACGGTATGTTAGCCGTCCGTTTTTTTATAGAGAAGTCTAATATTTCCATCTATCTCTCTAATCCATATTTCACTAATGTGTTGTCTGTCTATCAGTACTCTTTTGTTTATACTGTGTATCATATAACGGTCAGTCAAATTGGGGTTGTCAATAATGAGCCTATCAGACTGTTTCAGACCGTCATTCAACATATTACGGAACGCGTTCTTTGGATTTGAAGATGTGAATCCTTCGTGCTCATACCAAATGCCATTGATGCAGAGATCAGGACACTTCCTTTCATACTTTGTTCCGACAAGTGAACCATAAATACACTCATACTGGAACTTTGGGGGACGTGACATCTTTGGTGTGAGTATTACTTCAGCACCTTGTTCCCTGGCAAAGAATGTTGCGATTTCATTTAGTTTGTTGAAGTCGCTGTCGTTGCGGTTTATCAATCTGTGAATCGTTACAGTTCCATTCCCCTCCTGCCTTTTTTCTCCCATCTGTTCAAAGTGCCCATGCAGTAACCTACATGCATCGCATAGTTCGTTTTCAGGAACGAAAGCTAATGTTGCTTTCCCTTTTGCGATGTCACAGTCACGGCAGCGGCGGATGGTGTAGGGGTTGTAGTCGGGGACGGTCTTCTGCTCCTTGCCGGCGTTGAAGTGGAAGATGCCCTTTGTGTCATTGCCTGTGGCCTGCTCTCCGAGGGACATTGCCTCGTCATGGGGTGTCTCTGGGTATTTGGACTTGCGGACTTGTACGACGGTGCAGCGGCAGTTCCAGCCGTTGGGAGGATAGTAGGACTCCCAGAAGGGGTCTGTGATGGGGAGCGTGACGCGGTCGAGCGCTGCATGTTCCGGACGTACCTTGTCATCATTGGCCGTTCGGTACTGGAGGTTGTAGCGGTCACCATCCTCTGCGAACTTCTCCCACTTGGCAGCCATCGAAGCTGATGCCTGTACGAAATTGTACTCGGCGCGGAGGTAGTTTTGGTTGTAGGTATGGTCAATCTTCTGAACGTCGTTTAAGAACTGTTCGAACGGCTTTCTGTTGCCGTTTTCATCCAGGAGTGATGGGAAGGCCTCATTGATTTCGTGGAAGGTCTTGATGCCGGAGAATATGTAGTCAGACCGCTGGAGGCGTGCGCGCATGACGTCGGACATGGGTACCTGCTGGAATCCGGAGTCGAGAACTTCGGCATGTGCGTTGATGAAATCCTGTGCGGGCTTCTCGGCAAGGATGTCGATGCGCAGGGATGAGCCTTTCTCATTGAAAAGGGCTTTCATCATACCCTTGAAGAGGGATGAGAGCTTCTGCCCGATTTCGCCTTTGTCGAATGTTGCGATTGAATCGCAACTTAAGGGACGGGACATGATTTGGGAGTAGCGGCGGTGCAGCCCCTCATATTCGTCTTTTCCAAGACGGAACATCGGCTTCGGCTCAGCAATTGGAACCTGTTCCATTGCATTCGCCTTGCACGATGATTCGGAGGGGCTCAGTCGAAAAAAGGCTTTGCGTTCTTTTTCCCGTTTTCCTCTTGTGGCTGTGACTGAGTCGCAGCATACTGTGAAGCCCTGCGTTCGCCCACGGGCATATTGTATTTCTCCTGGAAGTAGGCACCGTCCACTTCGAAGTTATTGAGTACCATTTCCTCGTAGGCTTTCTGCTGCTCGGGCGTGTAGTCGGTAGAGTAGTCCCAGTCGAAATGAATGCCCTGCAGCGGGAAGCCGTGTCGGATCATGCGGGGCAGGAGTTGATTGTTGACCATGTCGCGAATGGTGTCGCAGTCAGCCTCGATGAGGTTCTGGAAGACCTCCAGGTGTGTTTCCGACTGTGAGAGGCTGGAACCGTCCTCGATGGTCATTGTCTGCCCGATGATGAGCTTAGAGAGTTCGGAGTTTGCTCGGTCGATGCGTTTGTCATAGACGTTGAAAGCGTCGCCTCGTGAAGACTCGACGACCTCGATGTTGGTACCCTCCTGGAAGATTCCCCATCCCTCGGTTCCCATGTCGGCCATCATCCGCTCCATCTTGGCGAGTTCCTTGTCATCGCGCGATGTGGTGCGTGCGATACGCATGGGCATGCCGAAGATCTCAGCGAAGGTGTCCCAGAAGGCAAGAGCATTTTTCTTGGGTATGGTCTGCGTGGCAGCCTTGAGGTAAAGTCCGAGGCTGTCAGGTTGTCCGACCTCGATGAGCCAGTCAGCGAACGGCGTGTCATGGTAGTCGATGCCTGTGTGCCAATCCTGCGAGAGGTCAGTGACCACACGGTGGTATTCCGGAATGACATGCTTGCGCGTAATGAGCTTCACGCCATCGTATGAGAGGCGAGAACCCGACGGGGAACCGTCGGGCACGGTGACGATATTCCCCAGTTCGATGAGCGAGTGTCCCCAATAGTTGGCGTCGAGCGCATACTTCATGAGCTGCTTGAACCAAGGCGTGTTGAAATAGTTGACGGCCTCCTGGTCTTCGTCGCCCTTGTCATTGACGAGCTTGAAGGATCGAGCCATGACGAATCCCTCGCGCTGCTGTATACATCCTGAGAGATGCAGGTCTACCTCGACGTCGCGATAGATGTCGTAGAGCCTCTGGCGGTTCGGGTTATCCACATTGATGGCCATTTGCCATGCATTCCGCCAGTCGCCGATATCCTTCCGGGTGAGCGAGTCGGTGGTTCGCTGCAGTTGCATGACCGTCTTCTTGAACCGCTGTGCATCCTTTTTTGCCAGCCGCAATGTGCCGAACGGCGTGTGCACCAGCATTTTTTCTTTATTCTTTTTCATGGGTTGAATGGTTTTTGATGGTTTTAATTGGGTGGACAGGTTACCAGTTGTGACGTAGTTTCTTCTGGCAGCCGTACACCATTGGGAATCCGACCGGGTTTCCGTCCTCATCGATGGCTAGCGGTAGATCCGGTACGATTTTCCCTGCCTGTACGCCTTCGAGCCACTTGACGGCGCGTTCATAACGCTCACGGCGGATTTCGATTCCCATTTTCTGCGGCAGCGATGCAGCCATGTGGTAGAGTGCGATATCGCACGTGTACATGACTATGAGACGGTTTCTGCCTTCCATAGCGGCTGCAGAGCCGTCGCCTACGGAGAAGATGGCCTCTACGTCGTACTTTGGACGGAGGTAGCCGCTTATTTCCTCTATGGCTTCCGTCTCGGCGTTGTTGCGGTTCTGCTGGCTGACCTGGGATATGACTTTCAAAGCCTGGTCTCCGATGACCACTTTATAATCTTGATCTGTGATAAACATACGCCAATAAACGATTAGATGGTTACATACAAAGCCTTCTGTTCGATATCCTGGACGGTGGTTTCCTTCCGGAAGATGCCGTTGGCTACGAACTTCCTGAGATCCTTCTTGGAGATGACCTCAAGCCGCTTGTTAATGACCAGCACCATGTATTTGCGGTGCGTGATGTGGTGAAGTTGGTCAGCCTTCCTGACAGCGCGTTTGAAGCGGAAGGCGAAGATTGAATCTTTGATGAGTTGGAACATATTCTTCTTTTTTTATTTAGGGCTGCGACTGAGTCGCAGCATACTATACATTACCATTGGTTCTTGGATGTGGGGCGCTTGCCGAATCTCGGTGCGTAGATCTGCTGGCGGGTATTCTTCTGGAGGATGTAGATGGCCCCTTCATCAGCATCGGGTGCATCGTCGTTTCCTGACATGCCTTTCTCGAAGGCCAGGAGTTGCTCCAGTCCTGCCTGCATGTCGGGGTCATCCTTCTGCGATTGGTCATAGAAGACGAAGCCCCGTTCCCATAGCGGGCTGATGGCCTCGATTCGCTGGAACTTGTCCGGCTTCTTGCGTGTGTCGCCCGTGATGGGGAGTTGGTAGCCTCGGATGTTGCCCTCGGTGGTGAACTCATCGAGCAAGATATCCTGCATGAAAGATGCCTCCATGACGAACCTTACTGCGACGGCAGAACCGTCGCCTGCGTTAAACTGCTCGTAGAGGTCGTAGCACCACCGGACGAGCTCGGCGACAGACGCCTTACGGACGAAAGCGCGCAGGTTCCAGAGATTGGTCTTATGCTTTCCCCAGAGTTTTGCAGCCTTGGTGTCGTTGGACTTCTTTGATTTCCACGACGGGTCGATATAGAGCACCAGTTCGGTGAACTCCTTCCATGCCGGCCGCTTTGCCCAGCGTATCCACTCCTGACGGAATACGGTACCCTCGATGATGGGGTTGTGCATCATCTCCTTGTTCCACGCACGGTAGCCGACGAACTCCATGTACTGGCGCGCCTCCTCCTTTGTCCATTTCTCTCTCCAGACAGGGTTTCCATCGTTGTCAACGGCATATACCGTGGAGACGTGAACGCCCTTTGTGGCACAGATATTTGCCAGTACGGAAGTCTTGGATATGAGGTTTCCGACCATGAGGAAGCGTCCACGTCCTACATCCAAGGCACCGAAGAGTGCCTCTTTGACCCAGTCGGTTAGTTCCTGCACGCGCCTTTTGTTACGGCAGAGTTCGTCGTCGTCGAGGTCATCGATGACGATATAGTCAGGTCGGGACTCCCGCTTTCGGAGTCCACGCGGTGACTGTCCACGTCCGCAAGCCAGGAAATACACTCCATCCTTTGTGGTGAACTCCCCCTCGGTCCAGCTACCGACGGACATCTGCTTTCCGAAGTCGGCAATGATGCGCTTGTTGTACTGGAGCTCCGCCTGAATGTCACCCAGGAGTCGGTCGGCAGAGTCCTCGGACTTACCGACGATGACCATGAAATTGATGAGCCGCTTGGGCTGGAACATGAGCCACAGCGGCATGAATATGTCGAAGTGAGTGGATTTGGCATGGCCACGCGGCCACTTGAAGACCGCCTTGAGGTTAGGTGTGTTCTTCACCTTGGCAGCAGCGGCATTATGAAAGGGCGCATTGTGGATGATACGTATTGGCTCGCCAGTGACCTTGTCGCGCAGGGTGAGGAAATGTGGGAAATAATACTCACAGAAAGCGGCATAGTCACGCCGGAGCCGGCTGATGCGCTGTTCCCGCTGCGTGGCATTCTCCCGCACGAGACTCTTCGTATCAGTCAGGTTCTGGATCTGGCGGCAGTGCTCCCGCCACTCTTCCTGCATTTTTTTCAGGTCGGTGATTGTTGGCATGATGGGAGTTGATGGGGTTGATGTGAATTATGGGAGTTATAGAGATGACGGTGATGTCATCCTATCCATGAGGAACTTGTTCTGGTACTTGTTGATGGCCTTGATGAGTTCGGGTGTGATTTCCGGGTCATAGGAAGCCTGGTCCTGAATCCATCTGTTGAATGCCATGAACACCTCAATGGCATCGATGACATTCGCCTTCTTGTCGAGTTTCTCGATAGTGGCCGATAGTTTCGACAGTTTGTCGGCGATTGTCCCGATGGCCACCGGGTCACCCGATGCATTGACCTGCGAGATGAGGTTGTCGATGGCGAGGAGCAGTTTGTTGACCAGCTCCGGTCGTGTTATCTGTGTTGCAGCACGCTGCTCTTTCCAACTTTCCGCAGCCGACCATTTCGAGACGGACTGCCGCGACACTCCCAACTGGTCAGCAATCTGTGAGAGTTCCATTCCGGAGAGGTAGAGGGAACGGGCCACAGTCTTTTTCCTTTCGATTTCTGCTTTTTTCATTTTCATTTGGTGTTTTATCAAGTGCAAAGTTGGTAAAAATAGGTGACGCGACGAAAAAAGTGTGCAATGGTTGCATAGATGTGTGCAAGGGTTGCACACTTATTTTCCGGTTTGTGGGAAAATGGGTAAACTTGCACCGGTAAATGGAGCCATTCCATCGTTGCGACCCAGTCGCAACATACTATAAAGTAATAAAGAATCATGAGCAAGACAAAAAGAGTAAGAATCAGCAACGAGCGCCTGAACAGTTACGGTACCCGTGTACTGACGAGCGGCATGGACGTGGACCAGTACAACCGAAACCCCGTTTTGCTGTACATGCACGAACGTGGCCAGGTGATCGGTCTCGTAAAGGACCTGAAAGTGGAAGGAGACGAGATTACCGGTGAACTGATGTTTGACGAGGCCACCGAACTGAGCCAGCGATGCAAGAAACAGTGGGAGTTCGGCAGCCTGAAGATGGTGAGCGTTGGTATCGACATCCTGGAACTGAGTGAAGACCCCAAGCTCCTGGTGGTAGGCCAGACGTGCCCCACGATCAGCAAGAGCAAGCTCTTCGAGGTGTCGGTGGTTGACATCGGTGCCAATGACGACGCCATTGTTCTCCAGAAAGACGGAAAGCGCCTTGCATTAGGAAAAGATGCGGCAGACGTGTTGCCGCTGCTAGGCAAAACAAATATTATTAACAATCAAACCCCAAAAAAACAAATGGATCAAGAGAAGTTAGCCCTTGAACTGGGCTTGTCCAAAGATGCCGACGAAGCGGCCATTACCGCAGCGCTGGCCAAACTGAAGGGTTCTGCGCAGGAGTCAGAGACCCTTCGTCAGGAACGCGACACGCTGCGTGCCGCCCGTATTGAAACCCTTGTGAACGCTGCCATTGCCGAAAAGAAGATCGGTGAAGACAAGAAGCAGCAGTTCCTGGATCTCGGCAAGAAGATCGGTGCCGAGGAGTTGAAGCAGACCTTCGACGCCATGTCAGCCCAGGTGAAGCTGAGCAACATCGTGACAGGTGGCGGTTCACCTGCCGGTCAGTCTGGCGAGTGGAAGAAACTGAGTGATGTGCCCAGCGAGGAACTAGCCAAGATGCGTGCCGAGAACCCTGCGCAGTACAAGAAACTGTACAAGGCCGAGTACGGTATTGATTGTGAGATTTAAGTTGCGACAGAGTCGCAACATACAGAACAATTGCGAATCATAAAAACAGAAAGATCATGAAGAAATCTATTGGAGTGATTTTAGCAGTTCTGGTGAACTGCGTGATGGGCAGCACGCTTGCTGCCGTGGCCGGTGTTTCCCCGATCGTGGGTGCCGTCGGCCTGAATGTGGTTGCCCTTGCAATGGGTAACGTAGTCCCTGCCGGCAGTTTAGGCGCCGGTGTCTATACGGAGATCTGGACGGGCGAGCTGGTGAAGTATCTTCGCCGTGGCCTGGAGGCCACCTGGCTTGACGGCATCCCCGACAGTTCGAGCATTGTGAACAATGACGTGATTCACCTGGTAGAGGTAGGCGTTGACCCTGACGTATTGATCAACAACACGACCTATCCCATCCCCCTGCAGGCACTTGATGATGCCGACATCGCCATTCAGCTGGATAAGTTCCAGACGAAGGTGACCCCGATTACCGACGATGAACTGTATGCCATCAGCTATGATAAGATGCAGCGTGTGAAGGAAAGCCACGGCAACGCCATCAACGACTCGAAGTTCCAGAAAGCTGCCCATGCCCTGTGTGCTCAGCAGAACAGTGCCACCACCCCGGTACTGGTTACCACCGGCGAGCGCGATGCCGACACCGGCCGATTGAAGTTGTGCGTGCAGGACATCATCAACCTGAAGCGCGCTATGGACAAGCTGAAGGTGCCAGCCGACAACCGCCGTCTGGTATTGTGTACCGACCATGTCAACGACCTGCTGGAGACAAGTCAGGTGTTCAAGGAGCAGTACAACATCAACCGCAATGACGGTACCGTAGGCAAGCTGTTCGGCTTCAACATCTACGAGTTTGCGAATAACCCGCTTTACACGACCGCAGGCGTGAAGAAAGCCGTGGGTGCAGCAGCTGAGACTGGCGAGTTCCAGTGCTCGTTTGCCTTCTACGTTCCCCGTGTGTTCAAAGCCACCGGTTCTACGAAGATGTACTTCAGCGAGGCTGCCACGGATCCCGAATATCAGCGCAACAAGATTAACTTCCGCCACATGTTTATTGCCCTTCCCAAGAAGGCCGATGCAGGCGGTGTGATCAGAAGTGGCTATCAGGCATCAGCAACCGTTCCTGAGGGATAATCCCTAACGATAACGCTAACGATAACGATAACATTAACGAAAACGATTGACAATGAAACTGATTGTGAATAACAAATTCCGTGACAAGAACGACCATGTGAAGGAATACCTCAAGGACACCATCCTGGACGTACAGGACGAAGAGCGAGCAGCCGACCTGGTGAAGCGCGGTCTGTGTTCTGAATACAAAGGGAAGAAGAAAGCCGTCGTGACTCTGGCCGCGGCTGAGCCGCAGCCTGCTGAGAAACCGGAGGATAATCCGGTAGCCGATGGTTCTAAAGAGCCTGCTGACGGTGGTGAGAAAGCCAAGTCTGAAGGAAAAGGAAAATGAGTAAGTCTCTGAGATATCTTGTCATCCACTGTACTGCCACCCCAGAGGGTCGCGAGGTGACCAGTGCCGAGATCCGGCACTGGCACTGCGACCCCGTGAAGAAGGGTGGCAGAGGCTGGAAGCAGGTAGGCTACACGGACATGATCCATCTGAACGGCGGCGTGGAGCGGCTGGTGGGCAACAATGAAGATGCCTGGGTGGATCCATGGGAAATGACTAACGGTGCTGCCGGATTTAACCAGGTGAGCCGTCATATCGTCTATGTGGGCGGTATGAGCAAGGACGGGAAAACCAACAAGGATACCCGCACGCAGGCTCAGAAGGAAGCCATGGCGAAGTACGTTAAGAACTTCCACCGGAAGCATCCGGACGTGGCGATCGTGGGCCACAGAGACCTTCCCGGCGTGAAGAAGGCCTGCCCCTGCTTCGACGTGAAGAGGTGGCTGAAAGATATCGGGCTGCTGTGAACAGCAGCATACCTAAACTATAATACGAGAGATGGACGGAATGCTTGACATACTGCAATGGGCTTTACCTTCGGGTGCCATCGGTTCGGTGGTGACGTGGTTTTTCGGTCGTACGCTCAGGCGTACCCGTGAGGCCAAAGAGATCCATGACACGTACAAGCAGATGTATGAAGACGTTTCGTCCTCGCTTGTGACACTACAACAGAAGTACGAAGAGACCAATGAGAAACTGGAAGAACTTACGGCCGAGCACCTGCGCACCCGGCGTGCGCTCAACCGGCTCAGCCGAGCGATTGAGGCTATTGAATCATGTGATTACAGCCGTATTTGTCCTGTGCGCAGTGAGTTGCAAGTCAGCGAAGAGTGTGACGCAGGACTCCACGGCAGTAACGGAAGACAGCCTGGCGGCAAGCGCAGTTCACGGCGCGAGCATCAGGACCGCGGGCGGAACCCCCGGAACGGGGACCGCACGAATCCGGATCATGCTGGAACCAAGCCCCTCCCCGGACATCAACAGCCCCCTCTCCAGCCCTCCCCTCAAGGGAGGGGTCATGACTCTCACCAACCAGCCACGGCTGGTGATTGAGGCCGAAGCTGACGGCAGCGGCGGGACGGCTCCTGATGTAGAGGCGGTCAGCAGCGGTGAGGACCACTGGGAGCGCAGCGGCAAAGCCGCAGCCTACGCTGAACAGCAGTCAGCCAGTGGCGGTGAAGGCAAAAGTACGTGGCGGAAAGCCCGGGACGCACTTCTGCTGGTACTAATCCTAACGATAGCAATAACGTTAACGATAACTATTAAAAAGCATTCCAAAACCATTTAAACAATATTTGAACATTATGCCAAACTCAAACGGAAATTACATCAACGGCAGCGACCTGCTGCTGAAAGTTGGCGGTAAGGCCATCGGTCACTGCACGAGCCACACGCTGACGTTCAACTCTGAGACCAAGGACAGAGCCGTGAAGCCTGTTGCCTCTGCAGCTAAGAGTGCAGGCCTTTGGAAAGGCAAGGGAGTAACCGGCATGTCCATCTCCATCAGTTTCGAGGGTCTGCGCTTCTACGATGAGACAGAGAACGGCTTCAGCGAGATAGCCAGTCTATGGGGAGAGGGCCAAAGCGTTGACGTAGAGGCCTTCGAGCGTGAAGACTCCGCTGCTCCCTATGTGTCAGGAAAATTTATCATTGCCTCACTGGAGGAGAGCTCTCCCGCTCAGGACGATGCGACCTATTCCGGCAGTCTGGAGAATGACGGTGAGCCCACGACCTATCCTGGAAAGGGCGGAGCATCGCAAGAGGGCTAAATAACATGTATCTTCACAGCCCCTTCCTCCACGGGGGGAGGGGCTTTAGGATTGACGGTTGCGATGCAATCGCAACATACAAAAGACGTTACATGACGATTAACTTAGAGATTACGAGATGAAAGAGATATACATAGAATTAGACGGGAAGCAGTTACCCTGCCGACCGACGATGGGTGCGATGCTCCGCTTTAAGAAGGAGACCGGCCGTGATGCCATGACAATCACGGACAACGACCTTGAGGGGAACATCACGTTCCTGTGGTGCTGCATCGTGAGTGCATGCAAGCACGACGGCAAGGAGTTCGACATGAGCCTCATGGACTTTGCCGATGCCGTAGGTCTGGATGAAGTGAGCAGCTGGGCAGACCAACTCAGTGCTGCCGGGAAATCCGGTGACGGAGCAGCAGCTACTGACGGCGAAAAAAAAACGCGCCGGAAATAGAAGAACTGCTAGGGTTCGCCCTTGGCTGTATGGGTATGCGGCTGGATGACTGGTGCCGGCTGGACGTGGACGATTTCAACAGTGCTGCGAAAGCCTGGAGCGAGATGCGCGACGGTGGTGAACGTGGACAATGGGAGCGTATGCGTGTCCTGGCAAGCATCATCATCCAGCCGCATGTGAAAGGCAGAATGAAGCCCGAGCGCCTTCTTCCGCTGCCATGGGACAAAGGACGCTACAAGAATCAAGGCACACGGAAGAAGGAGGATATTCTTAGCGCTGAAGCACAGAAGGCACGGCTGCTGGAGGTGATGAAGCGGAAAGGGGTTGCTATACAATAGCAACATATAAGAGACGGGACATGGGGTTGCGGCTCAGCCGCAACATACGGAGAAAAAGGCGGTGATTATTCAAAGAGATTACGATGGCGAACGTTCGGGCTTTCGAAGTCACATTCTCCTAACTGTATCCAATAGCAGATTACGATGAACACGACCACCGATATACCGGAAATCATCATTCCCCAAACAGTAAAGAGCGTCCACCCGGCGATGCATGCGAGAATGAAGCCGAAGAATGCAATCAGCGAAACAGCCAGCAGGGAAAAGGAAATTTTCTTCATCATAATATATGATCACTCTTTATCTGCAACAAAGATACGAAAAAGATTTGAAATATCCAAATAAAACGAGCGAAAAATGGCGAATACAGTAAACTTCAAAATTCAACTGGAAGTTGACGGCCAACAGCGGGTGGTGAATGCCACGGCAGATATCGGCAACCTAGTGAAGGAGGTAGGTGTTGCCGAAAAAGCAGCAAACCGTTTTTCTAATGCTTTCGCTGATTTGGCTAATGTGTCGATGGCCCTTGACGGTGTGACGAATACCATCGGCCAGATGCAGCGTGCGCTGCAGGGACTGACGGCAGCCTATGCCGTACAGGAGCAGAACGAGAAACGGCTTGAGACGGTGATGCGCGAGCGGATGGGAGCCACGGAAGCCGACATCCAGCAGATGAAGGAACTGGCCAGTGCACAGCAGGCGGTGGGTGTGATCGGAGACGAAGTGCAACTGGCCGGCATGCAACAAGTGAGCACTTTCCTGCATGAGAAAGAAGCTTTGGAGCAACTGGTACCCGCGATGAACGACCTTATAGCCCAACAGAACGGTCTGAACGCCACCCAACAGGACGCCCAGAGCATCGGTAACCTACTGGGCAAGGCCATGCAAGGTCAGACCGAAGCATTGCAGAGGGTTGGCATCAGTTTCAATGAAGCCCAGAAGGAGGTGATGAAGACCGGCACGGAGATGGAACGCGCCTCAATGCTCGCCGAAATTATCACGCAGAATGTGGGTAACATGAACGAGGAACTGCGCAACACCTCATCGGGCGAAATGAAGGACCTGGAAAACACCATCGGTGACGTGAAAGAGCGTCTGGGCGAATTGGTACAAGGCGTGATGCCCTTCCTGACGATAGCCGCCAACTTCACAATGGCTGCAAGCGGAGCACTGAAACTAGCTACGGCGGTGAAGTCGCTAGGGATAGCCCATGGTGTTGCTGCTGCCGGTGCGGTAGCCCATAACCTGCAGCTGAAACTATTGACGGCTATGATGCGCCACGGCATTGCCACGGCCACGGGTCTGCGACTTGCCCTTCAGGCCCTGAAAGTAGCCTCTATCATCGGCATAGCCCTGGCAGCACTGACCGAGGCGGTAATCTACTTCACTGGCAAATCCGAGGAGGCCACGGATGCTGCAGAGGATCTGGCAGATGGTATAGACGACATCAAAGAGGCGGAGCAATCATACACCCATGCAGCTGCTGAAGCCAAGGTTGCCATGGACAAAGAAATCAGCAGTCTGGGCGAGCTGATAAACAGTCACAAGGATACGACGGCAGCCGTGAACCATCTGAATCAAGAGTACGGAACCGTTTTCGGCAATCATCAGACTGCAGCCGAATGGTATGATGTCCTCATCAAAAAGAGCAAGGACTACTGTGCCATGCTAGGCTATGAAGCCCAGATGAAGGTGCTCGCCTCAAAGAAAGCTGCAGCAGAGATAGAATTGGATAAGATGCGCCGTGACCTGCTCAGTTTCGGTGGTGAGCACACTCGTGGTAACTACTCGCAGGAAGATGCAAAGAAACTTGAAAAGATGACCTCTGCCGTAGAAAAGCAGGAGGGAAAAGTGAAGAGCCTTGCTGAAGACTGGGATACAGCCTCAAAGAAAATGAGCGAGGCAGCAGCCAACCTGGGTGGTAGCGGAACGCCAAAAGGAAAGGGTGTGCGTCCAAGTCGCAACACACGTAAGACTGAGAAGAGCCCATTGGAGAAGGTGAAGGAGCAGACGGCAAAGACGGACTACGGGCAGTTTGCCACCGCACGGCAGAACCGGGAGGAGGAGATAGAGGTTCCATTGGTGTTCAAGCCGGAGAAGAGCCTTGAGCAGATACGTGCGGAACTCTTTGGCGGTCCGCTGCCGATTGAGGTGGAGCCGGAGACGAATGAGAAACAGAAATTCATTGACGGGCTGTTTGACAAGAAAGAAAAGATCCAGTTAGACTTCGAAGCCGGCAAGATAAGCGAGAAAGATGCCGAGCAGCAGATGAATCAGCTGCAGCAGATGTTCCGCAACCTTGGCATAGATATTCCCGTGAATCTGGACACGAGCAATGTAGACACCGACTTTACCAAAAACCTGAGCAGTGCGTTTGACGGTCTGACGGGTGTGATGCAGGCCTTCAACCAAGAGGTGGACGGTTCGGTTGCCAGCATTACGAAATGGGCAAGTCAGACGCTGAGTGCCGTAGCATCATGCGTGGCAGCGTTCATAGCATTGGCCGGTGCGAAGAGCGCAGCGAGTGCAGCTGAGACGCCTATTGTGGGTTGGATTATGGCTGCCGGAGCAGCAGTTGGCGTGATAGCAGCCCTTTCATCGGTCTGTAAGTTTGCGGATGGCGGACTGGTGAGCGGCCCGACACTGGGTCTTATCGGTGAGTATCCGGGTGCTAGCAGCAACCCCGAGGTGATTGCGCCTTTGGACAAGCTGAAGAGTATGATTCAGCCGCAGCAGGTGTCGATGGCTCCTGGTACCATTTTAGGGAAGATACGCGGGCGTGACATTGTGCTGGTGGCCGGTAACGAGAGCCAGATTGGGGCGAAGAGCGGGCGACGGACGAACATCCTGGGATGAGTGATGGTTGCGATACAATCGCAACTACAATAGACGGGACATTCCTTAACGTTAACGATAACGATAACAATAACAATCATATTGAGATATGTACTTGCACGGAAGTTTCATTGACAGGGAGGGACAACGGGTGACGGTGGAGATCGTGACCGGTGGTACCCGCACTCCAGATGTAGAGATTGGTACGGAGGAAGGCGGCGTGTGGTTCCAGAGTGCCGACGCAGTGGTGATTGAGTCGAGCGTGAACGACACTCGCGATGTCCTGCTCCGGCACAGCTGTACGATCAGGCTGCTGACCCGCGACTATTTAGGCGGCCTGTTCTGCCGTAACTGCCGTGATGCGGTAGTGAACGTGAAGCGCGGGGGCTCGCTTGTATTTGCCGGCTATCTGGAGCCTCAGGTTTATGAGCAGGGCTACAACAACGAGCTGGACGAGTTGGAGCTGAACTGTGTGGATGCCCTGAGTGCCCTGCAGTACCGGAACTACAAGGGTATAGGCGAATCAGCGAGCTATGCCACGGTGAAGCGCGAAGCCGGCCAAAGCAGCTTCCGTGAGATTCTGAATGAGATGCTCAACGAGGTTACCACCGGACTCAACCTGGACAGTCCCGAATCCCCTCTTCCGATATGGTATGACGGCAGCATGGCACTGAGTTCCGAGACGGTGGGCGACCGTTACGACACCCTGAATCACCTTCAGGTGAGCACGCTGCTGTTCCTCGGTGACGGAGAAGACGACGTGTGGACAGAAGACGTGATAGCAGAAGAGCTGCTGCGGTGGCTGAACCTGCACGTAGTGGAGGATAGCGGGGCGCTATGGATCTTCAACTGGGATACGGTGAAGAATGGCGGTTCCACATCCTGGCATCAACTGAATGGCGGCGGGACGACATCGACAACGGGAACGGACCAGGAAATCACTCTGGCGAATGTGGCCGACACGGATACGACGCTGAGTGTATGCGAGGTGAAGAATCAGGTAATCGTGACCTGCGAGCGTGAGGAAGTAGAGACGCTGATAGATGATCCTCTGGACGGTGACAGTCTGGTGTCGAAGTTCGACTGCAAGCAGAAGTACATGACTGAGTACATATCGGAGGGCAGCGGTGATGATGCCAACAATGCCTTCAACGCAATGGTTGTCAGAGACGAGTCTACGGACTATAAAGATGCGAAAGTGTATGAATGGTACATGCAGGTGATGGAAAATCCATCCTGGAAGCTGTTCTACAGAGAGAACGGTACGAGGAAGGAGCTGCCGGAACTGTATGATCATAGCGGTAACACCTTCATCAACCAGGACAAAGTGACGAGATGGCTGAAGAGCCATAGCCTTGTCCCCTGCTTCCTGCGCTTCGGCAGTGTGGAGAAAGGCAACGGCCAGTCGGACAACAGTCCCGTGTCGAGCATAGAAACGAAAGACTACCTGTATATCAGCGTGAACGGAAATGAAGTTGACGATGATCTAGGAAGCCTGCCGGGCGAAGCTGCCATACAAGCCAGTATGCCGCTGGCAGAATTTGTGAAGAACACCGGCGGCGCCGTATTCTCTCCAGCTGATGATGAGACGACGAACTACCTGGTGTTCTCAGGTAAGATCCGTCTGCAGCCGATCGTGTATGAGAGCACTCCCAATGCACCGGCGAGCAAAACCGCCAACCAATATGCTGCCATCAAAGCTAGCGGATGCCGCAAAACAGAAGGAAAGGCAAATGCTGCCGAGTGTCCTTCGTACGACGGAACCGCTCCCAGCAGAAGCAATCTGGTGAAAAGCGACCACAACGGCGAAGGCCGTTACTACACCCGCAAGTTCTGGACAGTAGAGAATCCTAAGACCCCTCCTACGAACTACTACACGAACGGCGAGGCCGGTGTGCAGCCATGGACCGAAGACAAGAGTGCCAAGGGCTATGCATACAACTACACCCAGACAGCGGACGAGACAGGTGAGGCCGTGGACCATTTCTCGAAGGTCCCTGTGCTGGCTTGTGAGCTGATCATCGGTGACAAGCGCTGCATCGAAACGGACATAGACGACTACGGTAACTCGACGTTCCGCTGGGTACCAGTGGATGCATGGGATGATGAAAACAGTCCATACAAAGGTCAGAAATACTTCACGCTGGGCTTCAATCCTAAGCTGGGAGACTGTATCATCGGTGAAGAATACGACCTCCAAAACACCATAGACTACACGATGGGGCTGGACGTGGACGGCACAGCCATCCCGATGAGAGCCGATGACCATCTGAGCGGCAACGTGACCTTCAGAATCGTGGGTCCGGTGAATCTGGTCTGGAATGACGTGGTGAGGCGCCATCCGAGTTTCTGGCGTCACACCAAATGGTTCACCAACAGCCGTTCCATCCTGGCACACGTGGAGAACATCATCATAGAGAGTTTCAGCTGCGGCGTATATAGCGACAACGGCCTTCAAGGCTCTACGGCCAGCGACCTGGTGTTCATGAGTGATACAGATGAAGGCTGGGTGAATAAGATGGACGACTTGACCCTGCGTCTGAGCAGCGGCCTTACGACAGCAGAGAGCAAGGAACTGGGTGCTAGGGAGATGGTCTGCCTGGGGACGGTGCAGGAGAATGTGAACGAGGCTGCCGTAACGAAGGTGTACGACTGTATGAACGGGGAATACGAGAAGGCCGAGAAGCTGCTAGTGGATGCGCTGTACAGAGAATGGCATGAGCCGAGGATCCTGCTGAAGCAGACACTGCGGGACAAAGGCGTGACGGTGAGCCAATGGAACCTATACACGCACCCGGCACTAGGGAAGACATTCTACGTACAGGGACTGAGCCGCAACCTGATGAGCGGTGAAGCTACGCTGGTGATGAAGGAGATGTGGTAGGCGGTTCCTGTGGTTGCGATACAATCGCAACATACAAGAGACGGGACATCCCATCCAAACGATATTTAAACGATAATTAAACAATAATTAAACGAGATATGGCACTCATCAATGTCAAGACGATAGCGAAGGCTAAGGATAGGAACTCCATGGTGACGAAGGGCGGCGTGGTGTACCAGAGCGTGGACACGGCAGCCTTGGCCGAGGTTGCCAACATAGCGAAGAACCTGGCATCGAACAGCAGCGACTGGACGAAGATAGACCAGAAAGACAAGGCAGTGCTGGCAGCGGCGTTGAAATCGCTGGCCGCTGCCATGGAAGAGAGTGACGGCAAATACCTGAGCAAAGTCCATGCAGACACGGCGGCGGAGCTAATCACTTTTCTTAAGGGGTTTGTCTCACAGGGAACTGCGCTGCTCAGGGGCGGTGCTGAGTTTGGTAATTTTGTGAAAGACGCGAGCGGTGCTGCGCTCTATATGGATAATGACGGTCTGTGGCACTGCGAGACTGATTTCATGCACGTCCGCCATAAGTTGACAGCGAAGGAAGTGCAGATTGAAGAGGTGACGCATATCGGCGGACAACAGCTGCTCACTGCGGCACAAATGAACTGCGCCTTTGTCGCTGACAAGGGCGACTATTACCGATGCTTCTTCAACAAGGAAGGTAGCGACGGCAGGAAGGTCACGAACAAGTGGAAGACTGGCGACCAGGCATACGCCTGCACCTTCAACCTTGAAGAACAGGCAGACGGTACTTTGGGGAATCACTATTTCTGGCGTTTGGTGACAGGCACAAGCAATGACGGAGCCGACACCTCGGAATATGAAGTGGACGGCGAGACCGTGAATGGTGGAGACTATCATTATATAGACCTGTCTAAAACTGTTGCCAGTTCAGGTTCCGACGAGCCGAAGCCTGGTGACAACATCGTTCAACTTGGCTATCGTGGTACAGACATCGGAGCTTCCGAAAGACAGGCTGCCATCCTTATGGCCGGAGCCGGAAATGCAAGTCCGTACATCCGTGAGTTCACTGGTATCAATTCTTTTTCGCTGCCAGAACCTGACATTCAGCTGAAGCCGGGAGATAACATCCTGACGGGTCGGGTTAGAATGACAGCTGGTTCGACACTCAACGGTGTTAGTTTGAATGATACAATTACCCAGTTGGGCAGCAAGGCGGATTCTGCTTTGGAAAATGCAGCAATAGCTAAACAATCGGCGGACACGGCAAGCGATGCAGCAGCCACTGCAAGCCAACACGCACAAGATGCTGAAGACAGTGCTCGGTCTGCAAATGACACTGCCAGCCAATCGCTGGAGATAGCCCGAAACCTGAGTACCGGCAATGGCAACCTTCTGCGCAACAGCGGCTTCACGGGTGACTACCTGGACGAGAACGTGGCACCATTGTCGAATGTGAATCAGGGTACCGAAATGTATTCCGACCCGTTCGACCATTGGGGACACGAGAATGCCCAAGTGGTGGTAAGTTCTGACTCCGTGACGGGCAGTGCTGCCGTGTTGACCAACGGCAGTCTTTCCCAGACACTGGAACGCGGCGTGGAGGAGGGCAAGGAATACGTTTTCTCCTTCAAGGGTAAGGGAGCGTCTCTGCAGTTCTCGGTAGGTGGTTTCTCTGAAACAGTCGCTTTGAAGAGCACCGTTGACCGCTATAACGTGAAGTTCACTGCTGCAAGTAGCGGTACGGCTTTCGCCATCACCGGATCCACTTGCACCGTCATGGAGCTGCAGCTTATCGAGGGTAACATCCCGTTTAACAACTGGGTGAACCATCCGAAGGACAACGACAAGTCGCTGGCGCGATTCCAGAACTTCACCTATCTGCTTGAAGCGATAGTCAATGGCCGTACCGATATTCTGGGCGGTCTGATCCTGTCGAATATGATTAAGGTTGGCAACTACCGTAATAACCAGCCTCTGACGGAGCAGGACGAGACGGGCGGTATGTCGGGTTTTTACACCAGCCCTGATAGCCCTTTCCTTTGGGGTGGCGGTTCAAAGACAAAAGCGCACTACACGATAGCCAAGTATGCTGAGAATCCGCTATATGAGCCAACGGCAGCAGAACTCGCCAATGATATGGCACAGTTCGTGGTGACGCACGGGGGCATGGCCATCCTTAACAACATCATTGCACGCGGCGTTATTATTGCCACCAGCGGCATATTCAAGAACATAACATCTCCTTACGGAAAATTCAGAATTGACAACGAAGGAAATATGACTGTTCGCGATGCCACTATTTCAGGCAATATGCTTTCGCCTTTGTTTAGTTTGACGGAAAACAATTATGAACAATATACTCGTTTGGTAGAAATAGGTATTGACCATCGTGTCCTATTACTTGATAAGACGGGATTAAACATTGATTTTTCAGTTTTTGCAAATGTTCTGACACTAATGTCATTACCACGTGAATCCAAATACGAAGGTGCTTTGGCAAGGATTTACAACAATACTTTCCGTCCAGTGTTGATAAGTGATGTAATAGAAAAAATACTTCAAGCTGATGGTACTTTTGAAGAGCATTTACTTCGGGAAGGACTTAAAGCGATTGAACCCAAGACTTATTGTGTATTTCAATGTGTAAATTTTCGAAAACATAGCATAACGGAAAGTGCATTAGAGCATTCCAGGATTCAACATACCGATAATTTGCAGCTTATTCTCTCCGGACTTACACCTGGTGATGTAGTTTTAATTTCAGCAGGTATGAATGTCGGCAACGGCGGTTATATTGTTAAAGCAGGTACACAGAACGCATTAAATCACACATTAATTGACACAACATCATATACGAATATAAAAGATAAAGTAGCAGGTCGCATTTTACAATATACAGTTAGGGAAGACGGTACTTACTTGTATGCGAATGTGGAACATGGCACGATGGAAATAACTGTATATAAAACAAACAACCAAGAAAGATACTCTTGGGTTGCCATATCATCTTCGCAGTACTTTGGAACTGAAAAACACGAATCAATGAAGTTCGAAACAGAAAATGGATATGATGTTGGGTGGAACCCTTATATAGATGGTAATGGAGTCCTTAGATTTAAACATTGGACTCGACAAGGTAGTGACGGAAATGTAATTAAAGACGAATAATTAAAACAATAGCAATATATGGAAAATCTAAACAACGTACCAAATACGGGAACTTTCGGAAATTCTGTATCGAAAATAAACAGCAATTTCGACCTGATCGTCAATGCTATCAATAGCCTTGAATATAAGACCACAAGGTCTAAGGGCATTAAAAACAACGGATTCGTACCAAGCACTACGACATTACCCAACGCCGTCAGTGGCGACTGGTGTATGGTGTTAGGTACAGACAACACCTTTCCTGCGCGTATATGGAGTTTTAATGGTACTACGTGGACACAAGGAGGAGAATGGAATCCTGGAGGCATAAACCTTACGGACTACGCCACGAAGGCGGAAATGAATGCGGCGATCGTACAAGCCGTCTCAGAGGTCGAGATTGAGACTGTTGACAACCTGAACGAAGAAACCGCCGCATCAGGCAAGGCCCTCGATGCCCACCAGGGTTTTGTCCTGGCCGGACAAATTGAGGATGTGCAAGATAATTTGGATGAACTTTCAGAATTGGCTTTAGAAAAGCATGATTTGAACCTAACTGGAAATTATGTTGGCAAATATGCTCTTAATAAAACCACTGGCGGGCTTGTGTCAAATAGTTATTATAGACTATATGAATTTAACCTATCACAATACACGGATAAAGGAAGCCTTTTCATTACAGGCGGAAAAGGTTCCAGCGATGTTGGCGTTATAGGGCAATATGATTCCGATGGTAATCTTGTAGGTACAGTTTATGCAGCTGCGACCAATAATAAGGAGTTTGCAATTCTCGATGGTGCTGTCACGTTGAAAGTATCTGTGTATCCTGATTCTTATACGGTAAGGCTTGTGTACATTGTTGCACCTACAAAAAAAATAGATGCTTTAACATCGGCAGTAGCTTCTATGTCTGATGAAATTGACAATCTTAACGATATTACCGAAAATATACCATCCCCACAAGCATGGGATGCTGCCATGAAGTTAGGAACAAGATTAAGTGATTCAGGTGGGTACAACTCAAAATATGCCTTCGCTTTCAAAAAAGAAATAACCGAAACGATGGTCATAGATAGTATTGAGCATCCAAGTGTCAGCGAATTGTCCGTAGATGTAATAATAGTCAATCCGACTACCTTAAAAATCGAAGATAAAAAGAGAGTTGTACTTGATGGCACAAAGACGGAACTACTTAATGATGCAGTAGTAATTCCGAAAGGATGCTATATAGGATTTGCTGCACCATCTGGAGCAGTGTCAACCCTTACTGGATTTAAGTATAAATCATCAGATTATGAAAAAACAAGCCCGTCTGGATATGTGTTTGATTCTTCCGCAATAGGTAGTATAGGTGCTGCGTCCTCTTATAACACCTGTACCTATGTCATCAACATGAGAGAGTATAATTCTATTTTATCCCAAATAGAAGAACTTGCAACGACTCAAGAAGAAGAATATACGGAAAAGGATTGTGTTGTTGCCAAACGAGCCATCAATGCAAATACAGGAATTGTTACAGCAAACGGCTGGTCGAGTACACAATTCATCAGCATTAAAGGGTATAAAGTTATTCTTTTTTCAGTAGATTATACATCGACTAGTTATGGAATAGCCTTCTATGATTCAGAAAAAAATGTTCTCTCAAACAAAGGTATTGCATTTCATAGCGAAACTAATACCTACTATGTAATACCTAATAATGCAGAATATATAAGGTTTTGCGCAAAAGACGACGGAACTATACACGTTTCTATCACTCTTGAAACCACAGGACTGAACGGCTTTATGAAAAAGTATTCGGGTTTGCAAGAAGAAGTCGAAGAACTAAAAGAAAAAACATCTTCCATAAAGACAAAGTTAAGGATATTAGCTGTAGGCAATTCCTATACTATGAATTCTATGGAATATGTAGCCCAAATACTTAGTAATATGGGTATTGACAATGTTACCATATATTATCTTTACCATTCGGGCGCATCACTTAGTCATTGGCTTGGACAATATGATAGTGGTGTAGATGATATTATCGCCTATCATGCTTGTGGCGAACAAGACATCGTTAGGGAAGCAAGTTTGGCCACTTTATTTGAAAGTAATTGGGATATTGTTTCTTTCCAGCAATATAGTGTAGATTCAGTTGACTATTCTACTTATACGGCTTTAGCGCGTTTGATAGCAGCAGTCAAAGAACATTGTACAAATCCTGATGTAAAAATAGCATGGCACCTGACATGGTCAAGATGGAGTAGTGAATCTGGAAATCCTCGTGGATTAGCTGGTTATAATAACATAGTGTCTGCTGTTAGGCAAATGCTTAATGATTATACCACCGTCATTGACTATATAATCCCAACAGGTACTGCCATGCAAAATGCAAGAAACACAAGTTTGAATACCACACATGAATTAACCGCCGATAACGGTGGACATGCTTCTGCTGGTGTTGGACGTTACATAATTGCATTGACATGGATTCAATCTCTTGTTTGTCCTTTCGCTGGGAAAAGGCTTATAGATGATGATGTATTTACGATTGATGTTTCATCAGTATCTCAGAGCTATGAAACTGAAAATGTAACTGACGAGAATAGGATGCTCTGTCAAAGGGTAGCCCTTGCTGCTTGCTCAAATCCGTTTAATGTAACGTCTTTGGAATAATATTAATGACCGAATACCACCATGATCTGCATCTGGTCGGTATTCGGTTATCCATGTTGCTATTACGTTTCTTCAGTTGTCTCTTCTGGTACATCTGGCTCTAATCCCGTAGTCACTTCAAACATATTCATTACGGCGGCGTGAGCACATTGCTGACAAAGCAATTTATTATCATCTGTCACGGGAATAGTATCAGTTCCTTCGCCGATGGTAAGAGTATTGCCAAGGCACGATTTGCCTAATATAGGTGCGAATATAGTATCCATCCATGTGCATCCTGCCACATACATTGGTACACCATATTTCAAGTGTTTGTCATCCCTCATCATGTCTTTTGAATCATTAAATGATGTGCTTCTAATGTTCTCGATTGCAGTTCCGACAGGTATAATTATATCTATACCTATTTCATTTTTCACCTTTTTGACGTTATCTATAAGCATATCAAACCTGTATTCATAACGTGGAGCTTTTTGTGCTGGCATAACGGAGACAGTCTCGTCTCCTGAATGTGTACGCCATGTGTGATACCATGCGATTGTGGCATTCGGACAGTCCCTTTTTATCAGTCCAATCAGTTCTGTAAGGTATGGTTGGTAGGTATCCCAGTTCCATGCATCCGTCGAAGCCTGTTGTAGTACGATAACATCCCAGTCTTGGCTAATTATGGTTTTTAATGAGCCGCTGGATGTCATTATTATATTACCAGCCCTTGGAGTTGAAGTGTAACTATCATTTTTGTCTATGCAGTTTATCGTTCTACCATTTTTGTACCAGCTAACATAACCAGCCAAAGTTGCTCCTGACTCAAATGTAAAGTAATAACAATATTTAGATGCGTCCACACCTGCGGCTGTCATAAGTCTGTCAAGATATTGACTTCCGTCTTGCGCAAATGAATTACCAAGTGATAGCACTTTGATTGTGTCCTTCGTTTTTGAGAAAGGAAGATTCCAAAATTTAGGGGCAACAACCCTGTTTGACTTATTCATAAGTGCGTCAACTCTTGCCTTGATGTTAGACGTGATTACAACTTTAAATTGGCTTGCATCATTTACAAGATTCGTATAAACGCCTGCCAGAAGATAACAGTCTTCTGTTATATCAACCTCAAGAGGTGTAGAGAGACTACTGCCACTGCCAGCCTTTGACAAGACTCTCCTATATTTATCGACTAACGCATACACACTTGCAGCACCATTACCACCACCTTTTCCATAGATAATAGCATGGTCGCCTGGATGCACCTCTATTTTCAGTCTTACACTTCGTTCATATGTTTTCGGCACATAGAACATTTCTCCTGTATTGAAATATCCATTTTCGGCATCACTTGCAACAAACATTCTTTTATTTGTTGTTTGGGCTTCCATACCTTCGACGGATAAAGATGTGTCTTGCAGTTTAGTAGCAATTGATGTTATATCAGCGGTATTTGTATCAACTTGTTCAGAGACACTACGCAACGTCTTTTCAACATTATAATTTACACTACAATAAGGATAGGAAGAACCGATACCATTGCCGTATGCTCTAATTCGCAACTGATTAAATGTACCATCACATTCAACGACTGCGGTCTTAGCAGTTGTCTGGACACGGCTTACATATACACCATCAAGATATTTGTATATGCGTGTGTTAGTTACAGACATTGCTGCCCCTGTGCTTTTCTTGTAAGTAAAAGTCAGATTCATCGTCTGACCATTCAATATAGGGATAGGACTATCGGCTGGAGTGCGCATATAATACGTTGGAGATGCAGAACTATTATTTCCGTTATCATCAATTTGTCCTTGTTCAAAAGCAGATGTTCCAGATACCGATACGTCCACGGATTCCGCCAAATCATCCACCTCATCCTGCACCCCCCCGATTTGTCCGGCCAGGACAAAATCATCTGAAGGCGCGGCGGATGTGGTGCTCGACGGTGCTGTCCTTGATGGTGGAATAGCCCTGGGTGGTTGTGATGGAGGCGTGACCTAAGATATGTTGGATAATCGGAAGGGGAACACCACGGGCAAGGAGCAGCGTGGCACAGGTGTGGCGGGCGCAGTGCCAGGTAACGTGCTTCCTGATACCGGAAAGGGTAAGCGCATGGGCGAGCAATCGGTTGGACTGAGCATTGGAATGTAGCCGGAACGGCGGGGAGAACGTGAGGGCCTTTCCGTGGAAGATCGTGGAAACGGGAATGCGGACTTCTGAATGTGTCTTCCGCATCTGGAGGATGAGCCATTGCCGTCGGTTGATGCGCTTGAAGTGACCGGGCGTGATTTGCTGCAGATCCGAGAAACGCAAGCCGGTATAGGTGGCGAAAAGAAACGCCTTGGCCACCTCCTGCTCCCTGGCAGGGAGCGACGGAAGGTTTTCTTCTATCTTCTTCAGTTCTTTTTCAGTGAGCGTTTCTTTGTGAACCGGCTGTGTATGGATGCGGTACTTGCGGAAAGGATTGGACGTGATGATATCCATGTCGAGAGCCAGATTCAGGTAGCGTCTGAGGATACGCATCTGTTTGGCGATGGTATTGACAGAGTAGCCATGCTCTCGAAGGTGCGTCTCATAGTCCATCAGGAACCTGTGGTTTATGTCGGCAAACGTGACATCAGGACGGAAGGCAGTGAGCCGCATGTGCGCATTCCGGTGGCTGACCTTGGTGTTCTCGCAAACGGGAGCCTGCTCGATCTGCTCTTTCATCCAGGAGAGGAATGGCCGTGTGTCAGGAACCCTAGAAGCACGTACAGACTTTGACAGTCGCGTGCTGTCTCCGATGATCCGGATGTAATACTGGTCCTCCACCTGAATCTGAATGAGTGCATTCGTACCTTGCAGCTGCTCCGCGATGCCGTTGATGATTGTTGGTATATTCATAAAATAGCATTTAAACAGTTTTACAACAACGCCTAAACTAAATCTGTAGTATAATAGATACAACAAGGTGCTTAAAGACGGTTAGTCAATAAGCACCTTGAGGACGTTTCGTTTTGAGAAATAGAACGTTTCGTTTTTTATTTTACGAACATTTCGTTTTGCGGATTATACTCACTCCCGTGTTAGTTTCATATACATCAACAATTTTATCACCAACACGTATCTCGGTGCGCACCTTATAAATATAAGGATTGTCAAGTGTCCACAAA